CTTGGTGAAAAATAGTAAGTAATGGCAAAGTTAGGAGATTTAGTAGTACGTATAGGAGCAGATACAAGGGATCTAAATAAGAGCCTGGGGAAAGTACAGCGCAATATGCGCTCTATGACTTCTAACTTCACTGCTCTAGGTACTCAGATGACTAAAGCTATTACGCTTCCTATTCTAGGAATCGGAGCTATGGCTATAAAGAGCGCCGCCGATTTAGAGAAGATGGAGGTAAGCTTTATCTCTCTAACAGGAGGAGCGAAGCAAGCAGCTGACATGATGGAGCAGCTCAATGAGTTTACAGCTAAGACTCCCTTCCAGATTGAGGCGGTTGCTACTTCAGCTCGTCAGCTTATAGCTTCAGGTACAGGAATAGGAGAGGTAAACGAACAGCTTCAATTTTTAGGAGATATAGCAGCCACAACAGGCCAGCCCATTAACGAGATAGCGGCCATATTTGCTAAGGTAAATGCGAAGGGCAAAGTAGAGCTAGAGAACTTGAACCAACTAGCAGAGAGGGGTATCCCTATTTTTAAGGCGCTTTCAGATGCTACAGGATTACTACCCTCAGAGCTCGGAGCTGGAGCTGTAAGCGTTGAGGAGTTCAATGCTACTCTTAAGAGCTTCAATAAGGAGGGAGGTATTGCAGAGGGCGCTATGGATAAGCTAAGTAAAACAGCTTCAGGTAAATTCAGTACAGCCCTAGACAACTTAAAACTTGCGGGCGCTGCTTTAGCTGAGGACTTGCTACCTATAGTTAATAAGCTATTAGATAAAATAGTTGATCTTGCTCAGAGATTTACTGCGCTTTCTGAATCAACTAAAAAGAATATACTAGTAATAGGAGGCTTGCTGGCTGTAGTAGGACCGTTGCTAGTTGCTATCCCTAAACTTATAGCTGGTATTCAAGCTACTCGGGTAGCCTGGATAGCTCTTAACGCTGCTATGCTACTTAATCCTATCTATCTAGTAACGGCTGCTATAGTAGCTCTAGGTGTGGTTATGGTTGCTACTTCTGGAGATATTAAAAACTCCAGGGAAGAGACAGATAAATACATACTATCACTTAAAGGATTAGATAGACAAGCGCAGCTCAACTCTATTAATGCTAAGATAAGAGAGGAGAAAGATAAGCTTGCAGAGGCAAATAAAAAGCTTGCTACTAGTGAGCTATTAGTTGCTAGAGCTTCTGATAAGTTCGATAGAAAACTAGCAACGGATAGTGTAAACAGATACAAAGGAATAGTAGAGGGGTTAACAGGATCATTAAGCGATTTAAAAGAAGAGCTAGATAGGATACACTCGATAGATTTAGGAGCTGACACAGGAGCTAAAGATGAGGGCGGTATTATAGAAGTTATAGCTCCCAAACAGATGGAGCTCTTAGAGGCTTTGCCTCCTAAATTAATAGCAGTTAAAAAGCCTATAAAAGAGCTTCAGGAATCTACTATAAATCTAGGTGAATCTATTAAAACTTTAAGCAATAAAACTATAGTACTAGCTGAGGCTTTCGGGCAAGCTTTCGGAGATATGGCAGCGGGAGCTAAGACAGGAGGAGAGGCCTTTAAGAGCTTTGCCATTGACGCTATTAGATCCCTTATAGCAATAGCTAAAGCTAACGTAATAACAGCCGCTACGAGCCCCGCAAACCCCGCGAATTTAGCAAGTGGAGGCTTAACAGCTCCAGCTTTTGCCCTTGCGGGATTGAGCGCTTTAGATGCTTTGCTTGCTAACATTCCAAGTTTAGCAGAGGGAGGGATAGCATATGGCCGTAGTCTCGTAGAGGTCGGCGAGTACTCAGGGGCTGGAGGTAATCCAGAGGTAATAGCTCCTTTGTCGAAGCTCAAGGATATGCTAGGAGGTAACTCTATTCAAGTGTATGGCCGTATCTCAGGCGATGACATAGTAATAAGTAACAATCGAGCTTCACGCGATAGAAACAGATTCTAATGGGTTATACTTTATTTACTTCTGAGTTTACTGATATCTCTGATGAGGACTGGCTAGTAAAAGTATATTCTACAGATGCGGGGGTAGATCTAAATAAGACTTTTAACCTGGGGCCTGACGGCTTCAGATTGAGCTATGATTTCGATGAGTACGATAGATGTAAGCCAATAGTAGGGAGTAGGGTACAATTTACCATGTACCAAAATGACAGCGAGACAGCAACTTTTGACGCTTTTTATACAGCTTTATCTACGTCTGAAGAGGGAACCTATAGAGTCGAGATATACAAAGATCAGGATGTAACAAATACTTTGTTTTGGGTGGGTGAGATACTCCCAGAGCAGACAGTAATACCTGACGAGTTCCCAAACGCCGCAATAACTATAACAGCTGTAGACGGCCTAGCTAATCTCAAGGGGATAAAGTATAACAATGACGGCACGGCTTACGTAGGTAATATAAAAGTACTAGAGCACTTACACAATATTATTCAAAAGCTTCACGTAGCGGACATTTGGACGGCTACAGATGTAGAGCTTAAATTTTTTGAGGACTTTATAGGTAAAGAGTATAAAGACAGCATAGGGGTAGCTCAAAATAAGCAGCTCCAAAACGCTAAGATTGCTCAGTCAGCTTTTTACAATAAAGACCAGGACGGAGATCCACAATTTTACTCATCTTACGAAGTACTTGAGGCTCTCGCTCTAAGCTTTAACGCTTGTGTGTTTATGAGTGAGGGTTCTATATGGTGGGTACCTTTGGGAGCTATTCAATCACACGCTAGCAGCGGCTTAGATGTAGCCAACTATATGCTAGGTAACGGCTCAGTAACGTATAACACAGTAGCTAATACTACGATAGGCGCAATCTTTGGGAGTAACTCCGCACAATGGGAGAAGCTCAAAGGGTGGGAGCGTACAAGCGTACCAGCTTTTAAGCAAGTAAAACGAACGAGAGACTTTTTCGGAGATCAACCAGTAGTAAAAGACAGTAACTACACAAGGGCGGAGATAGTAGCTCAGACCATATTAGCAGACGAAGATATTGAGTATCCAGCGGGTAGAAAGTTCCTAGTGTCTGGAATTTTGCGCTATGAATATCCAGGCGATGGAACTTCTATAAACGGAGCTAAAATAGCCCGCTTAAAAATAGGTGTACGGCTGAGGGTAGGGGATGCTTCAGGAGCAGACAGATACCTCTCTAGACCTACGACCTTCTCAGCTACAGAGGATATCTACACGCAGTACTTTGATGACGCACACGATACAGATGAAAACGACTTTTTCTACAAAGGATCAAACCATGTAGATGCTGTGTGGAGTGCGTCAGATTTAAACTATGAGATAATAACAACTACCTTTAACAAACGATACGGAACGGACGGCAACCAGGGCGGCGCGATCTTCACAGCGTTTAGCTTTCTCACTCCTGAGATATCGGAGGCAGCGGGTTTAAATTTGTCTATTGATGAGCTTACCGGAGTAGATAAAGACGGAGCTACTGACTCTGATTTAGTAGGCGTTACGGCTGAGTTCTCTGTAGCTAACTTTCAGGCTCATATATACGATGAGGCTCAATCTCAGGAGTTTGGTACTGTAGATATTACAGCAACTAATCCCGATACAGCCCGCTATAACTTCGACCAGGGAAACGCTTTAATAGGTGATAGGGTAACGGATGCCGACTTAGGCACGATACAAATTAGCAACGGTACTACTTATCTAGATAGTACAGAGTGGACCAACTTGCAGAGCTCTACAGCCTCACTCTCTATTAACGGTCTAGGGGTGAGGGAGCGCCTTGCTGCTAACGAGGACGCTAAAAGAATAGAGCGAGGTACACTATTTAAGACGGGCTCTACCTGGATACACCCATACACAATACTAACTAATACAGAGGACTCTGATAACTATTATCAGGTATCGGGCTTAACGTTTATAGCGGCACGCTCAGAGTATGACTTAGAGTGTATGTATCTCTCTCGTAATATTACAGGCATAACTGTAGCTAATGATAATTCTAAAGGCACTCCAGGAGGAGGACTGCCCGATGTACTGCCAGGAGTTAAAGGCCCTGGTCCTGATATTATCGTAAGCGACAACACAACTAAGTTAGGCTTCATTACTACAGATACCTATGGGATAACTAAGGTAACTACCAGCACAGGAGGAGCTGGAATAGATATTAACTTACCAATTACAAAAGCTACAGCGGGGGTAGAGCTAATAAGTATAAATACAGTGGGTACTATGGGGCCTGTAGCTGATGGAGCGAGTGGAGAGTTCCTAAAAACTGACGGCGCTGGAGTACTTACTTGGGATACAGCTGGAGGAGGCGGGGGATACTTTGGATCTACTACCTTATTAAAGGTAATGCCCTCCGAGTTCATAATGAATGATGACTATAATAGAGCGCCCGTAATGGTAGAGGACGATACTACCAACGTACTAGGGATACGAGCGCCATCTACTCTTACGGAGCTCTATGCTTTTGTAGCTATTCCAACAGGATACAAAGCTGCTAAAGTACAAGTTTACGCTTCGGCTTCTACTTCTAGCGCTGTAGTGGCTAAGTCCTTTAACCAAACAACAGGAGCAACTCAGGACAAAGGAACGGGTGACTTTAATAGCTTAATAGATATAACAGATATCACAAGCGCTTCAGCTGTTAATATAGTACTAAAGATCTTGCCCGCTTCAGTAACAACAGTAATTTATGGAGCTGATATATCTATAACAGCCGTGTAATGTCATGCAAAGAGCTGACACTAGAGGAACTAATACAGCTTGTGGAAGCTATGGAGAAAGCAATAATAGAAACTGAGGGAGCAAACGAAACAAAGCCATGATTGACGTAAAAATGTGGGGATTGAATATCTTATCTATCTCCTGGGGGGCTGCTTTATGGCTCACAGATATAAATATTATACTCGGAATAGTGGGAGCCTGTGCTCTTATTTGGGCTAATATAGAGAAGGCAGTAACAGAACGCAATAAAAGAAAATGATACCTTATATATGTATTATAATACTTAACGTAGCCAACTGTAGATACAAGCGCTTAAACTATGGCCGTTACGATAGCCATGATCTCCTTTGTATTGTTCTAGCTATTATCGGTATCTATGCGGTACTTTAAGCATAGCGAATTTGACAGCCCCGATGAGCCTGGAAGCGGTCAGTATATGGATCCTGTATTTTTACAGCTATTAGATAAAGCTCGCGCTCATGCGCAAATACCTTTTAAGATAAGCTCAGGATATAGGTCAAAATTTTGGAATAAAAAAGCTGGAGGTGTAGATAGCAGCGCTCACCTTAAAGGGCTCGCAGCTGACATTGTTTGTAATAATAGCTCCGATAGATTTATAATTTTAAACGCCTTAATCTTTGTCGGCTTTAATAGAATAGGCATAGCTGAGACGTTTATACATGCAGACGTAAGCACAGAACGGCCTGGTTTTATGGTGTGGATATATTGAATTAACTTTTTATTGTTTATAACTTAGGGTGCAATAGTGGTGCAACGTGTAATTGTTACGCATACATTGCGGTATGAATGATAATAGATATCACGTAAAAAGTAGAACTAAGGTAGGTCAAGCTTTTAGGTATATATCACAACATTCGATTTACAACTTGTTTATTTTCGCGCCCTTTAATTTTTTACGAGGTGTCTAAAATGAAGCTAAATAAAGGGATCGTTAAGCGAGGGATTAAGTACGAGGTATATATTAATCATTGTGCCTATCACTTAACAAGTAAACGAGCAGCTCTAGACTTCCTAAGAGGAGCAGACAACTATTTAACGGATCAGTACGAACTGCTAAATGTTAATCTAGTGGGGGTGTACTCAACTTACAGGAGTATGTCAGCTTATTTAGAGCACTACGACCTAAAAGCAATAAGGCTACAGATTAACGAAGTAGAGCAAGCTATAGAGCTAACGGCTACCCGCTGCGGATGGGAGAACTACACCAGCTTTAGCTTCGATAAGTTAGGCGTCTCTATAGATAATTTGATAGGAGTATTAAAGCGCATGGAGGAGATAAGTAAGCGCAAGAAATACACAGTTATAAGGGCTGACATAAGAGCTAAAATATGCACTTGTGAGCTACAGATACGAGCTGCCCAGGAGTTCAACTTTAGCAATAGAAAGTACAAAGCAAATAGCGGTCAAATAATAGAAATTAACAAGAAACAAATAAATTTTAAATCATGACATTTTTAAGTAACAACTACGAGCGCGAAACAGCCAGCTCACAATATTTAAAGCTAGCACCTAATACGAGTGCTACTATCAGGATAGTATCAAAAGCCGTAGAGGGTTATCAGGTCTTTATGGACGGCAAGCCTATAAGATGGACTGTAGAGGGTGAAATGCCTAAGAAAGCCTATGCAGCGGATGACAAAGTGAGACCGTTCGCAGCGTTTACTGTATGGCATGTCGAGGACTCACAGTTTAAGATCTACAGCTGTACAACTAGAAGCGTACTCCAGGAGATAGGGAATTTA